CGCCTACTCCGGCTAGTCCGGCAGTCTTGCCGTCTGGTACTGTGAAATACACAGCAGAGCCTTCCTGAGCAGCTATAGGAAGTGAGGCTAGGGGATTAGTCCCATGACCTTCTGTAAGCTCCCTATAGTCGTCTGGACGTAGGTTTGAGGCTACTTCTGTAGCAGCCTCTAATGTAATTGGGTGAATGTAATTAGGCATGTCTGTAGAATCTTGGTGAATAATCTCCTTCCCATGCCAAAGCTCTTAAGGTGGCTGGAGCTGGGTGAGTAGATTTTAAAGTAATATTAACATTAGTATTCTTTTCATAGACTGGTATAGTTTGTATATGTTCTTCTAGGTACGGAGCATCAGATACTTCATACTCATCTAATAGTGATGATTCATATACATCAGGATAATCAGGTTTACCTAACCGTTTTAAGTTAGTCTCGTAAAGACCTATCTTACCAAAGTGAAGTTTGATTCTATGCAATACAAGAGATGAATTGACATCAGCAACTGATCTTTGATTTTCAAGTTTTGTAGGATATATCTTAGGAAACTCTACTAAATACTCATATAAATAACCTATACGTAATGTTACACCTGACCAGTCTCCCGGTACTGTAAAGCTAGTTGTACTTGTTAATGTAGGTTTAGCATACCTACCTATTCTAGCAGCACTTGTGTTAACATCAATTAAAGCTAAATCATAATTAGGGGACGTTACACTAGGCAGCCAGCTGACATTAGAAAATGTAGTTAGATTTGTAGTAGAACTAAAGCTACCTCCGCTAATTGTTGTATGATTATCTAAGTGTATTTGATAATTTATATCATCCTGATTAAAGCTTGGGTCAGAGTCAGCTTGTACTAATTTTACACATTGTAAGAAATTATCTGTATCTAAATAGTAATATTCATCATTAATAATAAAATGGTATTTAAGTGGATTATTAAACTTCCATTTAAACCAAGCTTGTTGCTGTACTTTATCAGCTACTTGTAAATATTTATACCCGAATACAATATCTGAATCAGTTTTACCCATTAATATTATAGCATTTTCCCTAGAATTAGTAAGTAAATCTAGATCTTTAGGTAACAATGAAGGTACTAATTTACTAATTTCAGCAATCTGTGGTTCTCCTTCTCGTGCTGTATTAGCCATCTGGTTCATACGACTGTACTTACCAGAGTTATCTAGATAAGCTATCGTAGTTCCTAGTGAAATAGGTGGTATATCTTTGTTATAATTGAACGTAGATACCGTCCTTAATTTAGCTGTATCTGGATTTAGTACTGTATCATCTGATGACAGTAAGAATTGTTGGTTTGTACTGAATACTAATAATCCAGCATTAATTTGTATACCATCAAATAAGTCAGATGGGAACATAGACGCAGCGGATATATCAATAGGGTCACTAGCTGATACAGTTAAAGCAGATTCTATAAAGAAATCTGGTGTACCTAATGTACCCGGTCTAGACAAAATAACATTTTCTCCAGATAATATCGCTAATCTATTACGGAAAAATAATACTTTATTAATTCTTTGTCCTACAAAGGTAGGCATAGGGTTGGTGTTTGTATCTCCTACTCTACGTGTTTGATATGTAAAAGGTCTAACAGTAAATGTAGTTGCAGCTGTACGTTGTATAACTAATGGCATGTTAGTTAATGTATCAGTTATACCGGGTATAGGACATTCGCTCCACGACCCTGCTCCATCTAAATTATTTTCTCCAGAAAATCTAAGGTAGTAATCATCTTCATCAGACATTCTAGCGTTAGCTACTTTTACTACATAACCATGTCTACATTGATTAGGTAATAATGAAACATCGTTTACTGTTTTTTGAAAGACTCTCATAAGGTCTTCTTCTGCTACTTCCACATTAAATGCCGAGCTACTGGATAAATATATACCCGGTCCTATAACTTTAGCGGAAATACCAGATGGTAGTTGAGCAACGATACCAGCTAATATAGTATCAGCAGTTACAGCTGTATCAGAATCAAAAGGGGTAGGAGCTGGACGCACTAAACCGTCACCATTATTTGTTAATGTAGCTTTAACTTGTGTACTTTCAATTTCTGTTACAGTGACATCTATGTAAGCTTGTTGGTCTGAAGAATTTGCTGTTTGTGCATGTTCTGGTAGAACTCGTACTCTATCTCCTACTTCCCAACCTTCTCCGCCATGTAGTAAGTTTACTTCTATATTATAACTAGCTCTGTAGTTATCACCACCGGGACCATTAGTATTAGCATTGTAGTTAGGACTAATACCTTGTTGACCTAAAACTGATACACGAAATACTAAATTCTGTACTCCGGATCTGTTCGGTGCAACAGAAATGCCGTTAGTATCTACAATTTGTGATATATTTTCTGTAGGAAGATAACCAACGTTACTATTTCTAGGTGTGCAGCTATATACTTCTGTACCTATACCGGGACAGTGACCTGATCCGTCACCCTCGTCTAAACTATGTCCAGTAACTTTTACTTTAGTAGCTCTTTTAATAGTAGTTAAGTTATTTGTAGACGTAGAGTCAAATATATTAAGACCATACTGTCTACCGTTTTCAGTACGCATTAGCTCGATCATAGCACAATGAGCTTCTGGTCTATCAGCTGTAGTACCAGTTTGTCCTATTAAAGTATTAGAATTAGTAGTGTCCCTACTTGAAACAAATGTAGTGTCATTGATAGTAAGGAACTGTAAGTTTTCTGGTTCACTTGTTGCTAAATAATTTTGTACTACGGTTTGTTTATTAACAGGTCCGTTCCCGTCGCCATAATCATGTGTGTAGCTAGTAGTCATTAACCGACCATCACTACAACGCCATACACGTACCTGTCCATCAGCTGCAACTTGTCCTATATAAGAACCCTCGCTTTCATCTCTATAATAATGAAACCAAGAACCTCCAGACTGTACATCTTTTAAGACACCTTGATCTGTAGAAAACTGTCTGCTTCCACCAGCTCCACCGTTGTCGCCAGTTATAAGTGATGTGTCAACTCTAGCTCCGCCGGGTCGTTTAAATAAACCATAGGTTGGGTCAGGTATTGCGTTAACAATATCTCTAACCTGACCTTGGAATTTTAAGTGATCTGCTTGTCCAGAAATCCCTGCAATAAAGTTAGGGATAGTTTGTGTTATACCTGCCATTATCTTGCTAAGTTCCTCCAAGGTTCATATGTAGGATATACTGTATCATCTGGGAATCCCAACATGCTGTGATTACCTTGATTACATTCATATTCCATGAGAGCAGCACGACTTAAAGCTTCTTGTTGAGCTAGTAATTCAGTAAGTTTTGGATTAGCTACAAGTTGTGTTGCTGCTACTCTTGATGCTCTATAAGTTATGTATCTTTTAAATGCAGGAGGTAAGTCCTCATAATTATATAATCTAACTACGTCTAACTCGATATCTGTAAACTCTGTAAATTCATCTGTATGATCCATTTTGTCATACAAGAATCCTCCACGTCTGATAAAGTTATAAGTCCTACGAGTCCAATTATCTGGTAAATCTATTTTAACTATGTCATTAGATATTGCTATTTTATTTGTAGTTGAGTCTACATTAAATTTTACATGACGCTCTCTGTTGAAGTGCCAACCTTCCGATTGTACGTCTACGTTAGCATCACGTAATAAGTTATATATAAATTGTATTTCTGGGTTAGCATTAGTAATAACCCCTGTACTGGGATCTTTTAATTGTGATATTGGTGCTTGACCTATGCTACCCAGTATAGAGTTCACTGCGGATAGTTCGGTATCGGTGTCAATAGTTGTGGTAGCCATAAGAAAAAAAAGGGAGCCGAAGCTCCCGTATAAAAAATAAAAATTAACCAAACGCTGCTGGTTTTGTGTTTGTACCGCAGAATAATTCTACAGCGGCAGCTGGGTTTAAGTAGTCAGCACCCATAGCTAGACGACCTAAGATTACGTCGCCTTGGTAAACAACGGATATGTCTCCAGTTGTTACTTGTACTTGAGGACCGATAGCTTCTACAACACCTGCGGCTTCTCTTTGGAATATAAGTCCACATGAGTTGTTGAACTTAGCTTCCTGTCCGTAGTCGTTAACAGTGTCGTTGTGCTGATCGCCCATTGCTTCACCAACG